CTTCTCTAACCTGTCTGCAGGATCTGGGACATATAAAGGACGGACAACAGTCCTACGAAGATCATAACCTACAAGAGATGAACCTCTAGGTAGAATTGCACCACCTTCAGTGTTATTGAATCTATAAAGGATATTATTTGGATCTGAGATATCAAGATTAGAGTTATCTTCCCACTCATTTAATGCTTGATTGAATGCAAATGCATCAATACCCGTAGTTCCAACAATGCCAGGACGGTTATCAATATAATGATTACCAGGCATCAACATGATCGTGAACTGGTCAAAACGATCATTATCGGGACCAGGAAGGTATGAATACCTTGCAATCTCTAAGAATGCTCTTTGAATAGACTTAAATGGTCTAATTGGGGAATTTCCCCTGTTGTTCAACTCATCCGAAGCATTGAAATCATCGGGGGAGACATACAAATACTTACCAGTTTTACTACTAATAAGATTGTCAAGTCTAGTCAAAGCCATATTACTCAACCGCTGCGGTTACTAAGATCTGATCTCAGATTATTTATACAACTCCCGAGGCAGGATTTGAACCTGCGACCGAGTGATTAACAGTCACCAGCTCTGCCGCTGAGCTACTCGGGATTAAAGAGGTATCTCACCTCTAGGATTTAGTTTGTAACTAAAGAATGCAACCACCCTGTAGCAATATATTTAATTTCGCTTTTGGGTGGGTATCCACGATGAAAAAAAGTCCAACATGCCGGAAAAATGATCATTCTTCCAGTCTTGGGTTGAATTTTTGTACCATCAATAAATTCTGTATATCCATCTTCTACAATATCATTAAGATACCATATAAACGTTAACATACGAACACCATTATTTTCAATTTCAGACTTAATTGTATTAAAGTCACTATGCCAAGTATATCCAGAATTAGGATTAGTTCTTTGTATTTGATACCCAGAATCTTTCATTTCATTTAGCAAGATTTCAATAGTATCTTTATTAGTGCGTTCTTTAATGATCTCACTATTTACATAATTTCTTAAATGCTCAGTAAGAGTTTTACAAAATACATCATCTTCATATTTCCAATCGGAAAGAGAAGAAATTTGTAGATCGGTAGAATCTTTTACTTCTTTGTTAATATAACCATGACCAATATGACCTTCAAATTTACGCTCGTCTGCTTCAAATTTTTCAATACATGTTTTACAGAAATGCTCACTTAAGGCATTATCTGCACAGTATATAAATTCTGAATACTGAAAAGACATAATACGAAGACATAAGGAAGGGGCATCTCACCCCTCAGAACTACTTGGTTAACAAGGCTAGTTTAACCCCGATCTCCCATTCAGGCAGTCGCGAGTTCGCGAGTGCGGGAGAATGCAACGATATTATTCGCTGCGGTGTCAGATGTTTTTGCATCTATGGTTTGCTTATCCAAGCAGGTTTCAGTAACACTCCTTATACCCCGTCTAAACCATGGCACCCCCAGGAGTGGGCAGAGTTGGATTTGAACCAACGTAGGCAGAGCCAGAAGATTTACAGTCTTCCTCCTTTAACCACTCGGACATCTACCCAATGGAGGTGAGGGGAATTGAACCCCTGTCCGAAATACCGGTGGTGTCACCTATTCCACAAAAGTGGAAAGCCAAACACAGGACTTGAACCTGCGACCTGATCTTTACAAAAGACCTGCTCTACCAGCTGAGCTAGTTTGGCGTTTAAACTCTAAATGTCCCCATTGAGATCCCCAGAGTTTTTTTCCAGTCTCAGGATTAATTCCTGAATCCATGACCTTGTAGTCATTATAACCTAAAATTATGCTGTTTGTCAAGTAAGTTTTAATTCCTTTCCAAAACACCCAGCAAGTACATTCAGTATTACTACCGTGATATTTGCTTCCAATCAATTCAAATAATGTATCGCATCCTTCTTTATATACACCTTTTAGGTCATAATTTTTGACGCGAATTTTTTCCCCTTCTGGGAAAATACGAATTAGAAATTTCCTATAGGGTTCTCTTTTATGAAAAGATTGGGTGCCCTCAAACCAATCACCACCAATCCACCTATGCTTGATAATAATTCTAGCATATCTAGTAGGATATTTTAATGCCTGTTCTTTATTGTCAAAAGTACCTTCAATATAATCATGAAAACGTGTCATCTGGCATTAACTCTGGATTAGTCATTTCAACTGGATATAAACATGGGTGTAATTCTTCAGCAATAAGATAGTCTGAATATTGATCTACCTGCTCCATTGTAAACTCTGGATTTAATGCTGCTTCTGCTCTTATCCAAACATCTTCAAGTTCTTCCCTTTCTACTTTATCATATGTAAAAGGCATTCCCTCAATGAAATACATTTTCACAATAACTGTGTAATTTACTGGAAATGTGCAAAAGACGTATTTTGATGTTAAATTGTATGGATGAAACGACATCGTATTGCTTCTGCTTGTCGTATTTATGGTGATATCAACTCATTTTCATTCTCCATATTCTTTTTTGAGTTTGAAATACAGTTTGTAATAGGGTTTCTTCATTTGATCAATAGTATTCATGTCTTCTTCAAACCCCATCCATTTACAGAGTTGATATGATCCTTCCAATTCACTAATCAACCTTAAAATATTAGCAGGATGCTTCTCAAGTCCACCAAAATCATACTTAGACATAGTTTATTATTAATAATAGGAGTAGGGAGACTTGAACTCCCACGAGCATAATGCTCAACAGATTTTAAGTCTGGTGTGTCTACCGATTCCACCATACTCCCGAATGCAGGTTGTGGGAGTTGAACCCACTTTAGCCGCTTTATGAGAACGGTGCATTTACCAAATTGCTAAACCTGCTATAGTCACAGATCAATCTCAAGTTGTAGTTTACGTTCTTCCTCTATCCTATTATGCTCTGCCCACATCTCAGCAACCATATCTACAGGTTCTGGTGTCTGATAAGGTGGTGATGGTTGTGATTGCCACTCATCAATCGTTTCTTGTGTAGGGACAGTAATTCGGAAAGGAATATCTTCCTCCACAAACTCATTATTCATATCAATATATGTCTGAGGAGTAATCTTAACCTGTTTAGGTTTATGCATCTTCTGATATTGATTAGCACCCAAGTTGTCTAGAAAATCATTCATAATGTTCGTTCTAATCTATTTGTTGCTTGATCTGGGAAGTCTCTAGGTCTACTATCAGTAGCATTGTCAGTCTTAGGAGAACCTTCGTTCGCCTTCATAGTATGCTGATAGTTTGGTCGTGGGTATCTCATATAGAATGGATCAGGCATCCAGTATGTTACCTGCCATTCTTGATCGGGACATAACTCAAGATGTTTCTCTACGCTATGAGAAAAACTACCGAGTTGAATATAACCATCATGAGTGATGCATCTGCCATTGCCAGCATCAACCAGGAACATCATCTTGCTACTCATAGCATTTCTTGCTCTGGGTTAAGATTTTTCACAAATTGCACAGGATCCTTTTCGGACTTATGTACCCAATGATAGCGCATCATCTCAAAAATGGGATCCCATGTGGCGACACAGACATAATCCTTCATGTATACCTCGCTGCAAGCTCTTTAAGTTCTTTCACTGTCAGTTTATTTAACTGCTCAGTAAAATGATCTAATAGCAATTGCTTATATTGTTTCTTAGTCATTTAAACACAGATAGGTCCTTCGGATTTTTGAAATTCGTAAATTACATTACTACCCCATATGACTTTATCGTTCTTCCATCCTTGATCTCTACTCTTGTAAACTTCACCATTAAATTCTACCACACTTTTGAGTTCTCCGCCATTAATTATGCATTTATTTGTAGCAACAGAACCTTTATAGAATATACCATTAGGTTTAAATATCATATCACAACATTTATTGCGCTCTTTCCAATCAGGAGACCAGTTTTCAACTACAATTTGATCCGAATCATCTTGAATACGATGCCATCTCTGTCGGTAAGGATTTTCTTCCCCCAGATACTGATACCACTGCTTTGATTTAAATTCAAGTTCTCCTATACGTTCCCAAGTAAGTTTGATGTGTGCATACTTTGCCGGGTTACCAGCAGCTTGATACCAATTATCATAGAACCCCTCCAATTTATCACAAAAATCTTCAATGTTTATCATAACCAATACTACCAAGATAATGTAATGTGTCTTTCATGCTACCAATATGTTTATTACCGATAGCAACCTGAGGATATGTTGCATCAGATCCAAATTCCATTTGAAATTGTTGCTGAGTAAAATGATTCCCTAGTACGTATTCATGGAATTCAGTACTAACAGATCTTAAGAGCATTCCTATACGTTCGCATTCTTGATTACTATTACTGTAAATTACTGCTGTTGTCATAGTTAATTACAATTTGTCGTGAAACTTCTCCCTTGCTATTTACCAAGAGTTTTTTTTCTAATGTTCCATTTAGAATATTGCGAACATTTTCCAATTGATGTTCAATTATAAAGTTTTTAAACCCATCATCCATCCAAGATTTATTAGATCCTGGTGTATTGAAATCTTCCATGTTAAATCCAATCAGGTTTGCGGTCTGGGATACGAAGATAGTTATCTTTTACCCATGGTTTAGATGAAATATACATCTTATACTTATCGTAAATATCAATACCTTCATCGTATTTAAACTCATCAGGTCCTGCAAATACAAAAGGTTTAGGACCCTTCCCACTGCGACCTTGTGGGTCTGCTGTAGGAAGTATCTCCTTTGCTGCTAGAAGCGTCTTCTGGCAGGTGTGAACTTTACCATAGCGAGCAGTATACTCATCACACATAGCAAGACCATGTGCGAGTAACCACTGCCAGTTGGTTACAAACTCATTCGCCCAAATAGTACAAGGGTGATTACGAAAAGCACCCTTCTCAGTAGCATAAGGAGTACCGTCTGCTTTAGGAAGAGTACCGAAGTTATGTCCCCATTTGTCTGAGCATACAATAGCAAGCATCTGGCAAGTCTCTAGGGGCATCTTGACAATGTGCTTGTCAGGGAGAACCACAGCAGACTTATATGGACTAGGATCAGTTACAAAGATATTCATATCAATTTAGATAGCGAGATGCATAACAAGAATACTAACATTATAACTACGTCCCAAGATCTTGTCTTTATAAAGTAAGGAACTGAAATAAGATCTGCAACGAAGTGTGCGCCCACACCAATTAATACATTTACATGAAGGACAATGAAGTAGGCAACAATAACAAGAGCACTACCTATGATCCTTAAACGAACTACATTCATAATATTAGTATAACTCAATTAGTCACGCTGACGCCAATCATCAGGTTTATCTTGCTGAAACCATTCTAGCATATCATCAGCACTTGTAAACCCCTTCTTATGTTTGGATGGGTCGGGATCTCCTAGTCCCATCCTATTCAGAAAATCGTCTGTGCTACCGTCTTCAATTTCCTGAGAAGATTGTCTTCGTGCTTGCTGTAACCAATCACGAGCAGTAGTATGACTCTTTGCCAATTTCTCTGCCCAAATCATATCATCTAATTTTACCTCTTCACCATTCGCAATACATTTACAAATAAACTCCATTCGCAGTCGGTATTTTGTAGACAGCATAAAACCTAGATCACACCTGGTTTATTTAGAAGCATAAAAAAAGAGGACCCGAAGGTCCTCTCAGTTATGTCAGGAGATCAGAAGGAATACTTCAATCCCAATTTTGTTCCATAACCGCGATCAACGTCGCTATCACCTGAACCAACGAACGAGACTTCGCCATATGCACCCAGAGCATCGCTCAAGGAGATACCAACGCCTGCCTTACCTGAAGGAACGGTGTCGCTCTCAGCACCGTCAGGAGCAACTACGCTAGCGCCGCCTTGGACATAGTATGATGCAGAGTCACCTAGTGCGCCTTCGTAACCTACGTGAAGGTCTGTGGCAGTTCCGGAGTAGTCGGATCCAGTCCATCCTGAGTTGGCTTCTACGTTAACGTAGGGTCCGGCGAATGCAGCACCAGCAGAGACGGACAGGGCAGCGGTTGCTGCAAATACAGATTTGATCATTTTGTTTAATTACCTTTTAGTTTACTTGTGGAGTGATTACCCACAGATGTTGGATTGAGTTGTCCCAATCGCTTGTACAGATTGTAGCACATGTTGCGATGCGCGTCAAGTGGTATGTGCGATTAATTGAGGCACTTCCCTGATTTGCTACAAGAGTAATTTAGCATGAAAAAGGGGAGTTTCAACCCCCCCTTGTGCCAGTTGGCGATACGGATATCCGATGAATGTGATAACTTTAACTTATCAATTCAGGTATATCAACAGTCCTTTAACATTAACGTTACCTTTCATTGCTGTGATATCAACATTTCCTGTACCTGTCAGGATACTCGCACCAGTGCCGGAAATCATTGTTAAAAGAGTTGTAGAAGTGATAGTAGCAGCATTACTTGCTTGTGTAAGTGGTCCTACTGCAGTAATATTAGTAAATGCTGCGCTCGTAAGAGTTAATCCACCAGCAACAGTTTTCATACCAATAGTACTCACCGGATCTTTAATTAATCCAAGAGGTTGTTTAACTCCCATAGCAATCATTTCTATTGCTCCACCGGCACCCAGAGAGATATCTCCAGCCGCCTTAATATTCATATGTCCAGGTGATATGACATTAACTGATGCACGAGGATCATACTGAAGACTCACTTCTTCACTAATAATATCTGATTTTTGTCCTGCGACTAAACCGACTCTAGTACCACAGGTTTC